ATATTACACCTCACTCTCATCACGCTGTATTATACATAATGCTCCATCTTCTACAGTAAAAATGGCATTCTTGCTTCCTGTTCCTGTGATTTCTTCCAATATTTCATTGCCTTGCTTTTCAATTGCCTGAGCCTGCGCTTGCGCAGTCTTATTAATTGCCTCAATCTGACTTGTAGCTGTCTTATTAATGTCTGCAATCTTTCCTTGTGCCGTTTCAGTAATTCCTCTTATCTGTGCTCTTCCTGCTGCATTAACTGCATTAGTACCTGATGCTATGTTCTGATTAGTTACATTATTAATGTTGCTAATCCGCGCAGATGCTGTATTATTAATATCTTCAATCTTTGCATTCGTGACATTAGCTATGTCACCCATTTTCGCTATTACAAGAGAATCTATGTCTTTGTTCTTTGCTTCAACAAGTGCATTAATATCGCCCATTTTTGCATTTGTGATATTGTCTATCTGCTTTAAGCATTCTTTCGCCTGCTCAACGTATTTTTTGTTTGATGCTATTTTTTCGTCTGAATTTGCTGCTATATCTTTAGCTTCTGTCATTAATTGAATGATTCGTGTATACACATCAATACTGACATTGTCTGATGCATTCTGCACAGGAACGCCCTTCTTGACTTCCTGACGAACGATTGAACTTGTCAGTCTTTGTCCTGCTGCATTTATTCCAAATACGCCCACGTACACTTCGCAGTTTTTTTCAAAAATTTCTGCCGGAAGTTGTACCGGTGCAACTTTATCGTTTTCGATAAGAATATTGACCGCCTTGTCTCTGTCATATGCTCCGACGTATACTGTTGCTGTCTTTATCATATCCGCCCACTCATCAGAGAATTCAAACTGTATTCCTTCAATAGCTACTGTTCCGCTATACAGCTCATGGCGATTTATTATTTTTGCCTTTTGATTCAATACTTGTATCTTAATATCCATGTTCTTCCTCCTCTCTATTCGCTGAAGCTGAAATTAAATGGAATCTGTAACTTGTCGCCTGCTTTGAATGTATAGTCTTCGTTTCCTGACATTTTTAGATTTCCATTCGTATCAATTGCTAATGAGCAGTTAAGTGGCTTTCTGTAGAATTGGCCGTCTGTAGTCTTATCATATGCACGGAATGAGCCTACATATCGCGGTGAGTCTAATATTAATTCTTTTGTTGATGAATGTTTGAATTTAAGCAGTTGATACCAATTCTCAACCGTTCCGTATGTATTCCATGCTGTCTGAAATTCTGCTAAGTTACTCTGAGTCAAATTGATATTTAATGTTCCCATCACAGCATATGTTTTTCGTGCAATCTTTCTGCTGCTTATTCCTGCTAATGTAATGCCCGAGTTAACGCTTAAATTAAAATATCCGCCTACTGTATCATATACAGGCTGTGATACAAGCGTATATGAGCTTCCATTATATAAGAATTCATATATTTTTCCGGCTACAAGCATATCTGCGTCAATGGAATTGCTTCTGTAGATTACAGAAGCAATTCCAGTCTCATTGACATTCAATCTCACGTTGTCAGCCTTGTTACTATATTTAAATTCGACTTTAACTGTTGAGCCTTTTTTCTTGACGAATCCGGGGCAGTCAACTATTTTAGCGGCCACATCTGCTGCGGTGTTACAGACTGAATAAAATGATACGCATTTTTCTTCATCAGTTTTTTTGAATTTATCGTCGATTTTTTTCATGTTTCTGTTCGCGACTTCAATATCGTAGAATTCTGTTTCTTCCGGCTGTTCTAGTGCTAAATATTCTGTGTTATTCAATTCAATTCTCCTTCCTTAAGTTCTCTGTGACTATGTTCTTTTAATTGAGCATATGTTTTTTGTTTCAACATCTGATGCGTGTTCCACATCACATCTGCATCTATCAGCATATCAAGTGGGACTATGTCCTCTAATATGTTCTTAACATAGTCAATCATCTTCTTTTGAATTAATGCGACTCTAACTTTTACCGTCGAATTGGATATACTTACGTCAACCATTCCTGATCCAACTATCTGCTCTAACCTTCGCTTTAATGTTGAAATCGTGTAAGGTGTCTGTTCATTCTCCATTCCCAGTATTCTGAATCTTTTTTCTTCAACTGTATCGTTGTCTTGTCCTTTTAGCCCCATTTCTTTTTCAGTGATTCTGCACATATTAATATCCATACTACTTATCTGCATATTCTGTTCTGCTTCGTCAATCTGCTGCTCTAATTCCGATTCCTGTAAGTCATTAACTGCATACAGTTCTCTAATCTCATTAATTCCTAGTATTCTTTCATTATTATCCATTAGTCAACTCTCCCATCACCGGAATTTTTGAATATGTGATTTCAATGTTTTTAGCACTTCCGTTAACAGTCGCGCTGGCGCAGTCAATCACTCCCTGAACAGATAAGACAGCATATTCTATCTGTGAGACTCTCACTATGCATTTCTTGTTTTTGCTCCATAATTTTCTTAATGTCAGCAAATATTCTTCTATCTTAGCCTTAATCGAATCCTTAACGCCTTCCCATGTATATTCTGTATCTAAGTCTACTTTGACTGCTACATTGATGTTCATATTAGTCGGTGTCATAACTACAACAGAATGGCCAATAGGTGCTATTCCATCGCCTTCTCCTGTCGATGTAGTAGGGTCGATATAATTCTGTAATGATGTGACTTTGTCGCTGTTTAATGCCTTATATTCTGAATCAACTGCATATACATTGATTGTTTTTCCGTCTGTGGTCCTAAATGGAATACAGTCGGCCACTCCGCCATAAGCATCATTGTATTTTGATATATATTCCTTATACGCTGCCTTGTTTCCAGCGAATGGCTGTATGTTGTATCTTAATTCCTTGAATCTTTGCTTATATGCTTCTATATCCTCAATATTTGTACCGTATTTAATGACTTTGAGAATAACTCCACCTTTCCAGTCTTCCACATAGTCTATCGGCTCTATATCGCCAATGTTCGTGTTTGGTTCTGTTCCGGCTGTATCACATTCAGCTATGTATTCATATCCTGAATCGTCATATACGCTTATGACTGTGTAGTCGTAGTCACCGCAGTTAAATCTTGTCCCACTCTCAATATCCTGTCCAAATTTGCAAAGCACCTGCGCTGGTTTTGCTGAAATTCTTATAACTCCTCTGTCTGTTGCAAATTGTTCAAAGAACTCTTCTTCCATTTCTGTTATGCTAAGATTGTCATAAAGTCTTGAAAGGTCTGCATATGTCTTTTCCAGCGTCAACGCTATCTTCGAACACGCTTCGTACATGAGACTTCCTTCAGATGTATCTACATCTGTCACTTGCTCCAGCATTTCATTTAATATGTTTTCAAATGTCTTTTCCTCATACATTCAAATTTACTCCTTCTATATTTCCTAAATCAGTTATCACGCGGAAGTAACAGAATAGACTTTCGCCGTCTGTATCGGCGTCAAATTCTTCAATTCCTATGATGTGCTCGTTAACTGTCAGACATTCCTCAATCATTTCTTTCGCGGTAATTCTGATATAGTCAATGTCGTTACAACTTCCAATCAGATTCTCTAATTCGTGGCCAAAATTCCAGGAATGATGCTCATATCTGTATCTGTCTGTTACTAATACGTTCCATATCCACACCTTCAGGGCTTCAATTCCGTATACCTTCTTCCCTGTTAGTTGGCCTGTTTCGAAGTCTATTCCATATTCAACCGGAATGCTCTGTTCTTCCTGATCCTGTTCTTCGTCAACTTCTTCCTCTTCAATGTCATATGGAAACATATCATCCCACCTTTCCTATGACGATGTATTCATCATCGATTCTACTACATATCAATATGTCGTCTTTTTTAATCTCTCCCACGTGCTTGCACACGCTAAAAAAATCTGTGTCGAGCTTTAAATCTCCAATTTGAATCTCTGTGTTTGAAACCGCCTGGGCATAGCACAGTCCCTTTTCGTTTCCTCTTTTTGCTTCTGTTCTTATTCTATTTATTATTTTTTCGTAGGATGTCATATGCTTTCCCTCGTTTTCTTGAATTCTATGTTTAACTGCATTTTATGAATTCCATTCTCAAACGTATGAGAATCGGATGTGATATAGTAAGTACCGCTCAATCCTGTAGCCTTATTCTTAATCTTAATGCTACGTCCTGCGATTGCTCTTATATCTCCTAATGCAGTAATTGTCGCTTCTTTTGTTGTTCCTTTATACAGCTTTTCTGCTGCCTTTTTTGCATTTACGCCTTTTTCTTTCGTATATGTCTCTTGATACAGTCCGTATTTATTAATTGATTGATTATTCTTAATAATTCCTATCTTTTTTCCTTTTTCGTTATAAATAGCAACCTGATTAACCATCTCGTCTGAGTTCTCGTTATATTCTGCATTTTCAATGTTGCCCACCTCGAGGACTACTCCTGAAGGTTGCCATTTTTCCACAACAGATAATTTTGTGCCTTCCATTATCGGCATATAGTATTTGTTGCCTTTTATTGACGCCTTATTATAGGCTTTAACTATAACATTGTAGGCTTCCTCACTATCTGCAAGCAGCTTTTTGATGTGAATTTTTGTTTGAGTAATTTTCTTTGTTTTTATACCAAAATACTTGCATATCTTGTCTGTTATCTTTTCTGCATTAGTGTTTTTGAATGTTCCTGTGTATTTGTCGCGAATTAAATAATGCATGAAGTCCTTAGAATCAACTGTTACATCTCCAAGCTCTGTGCTCTTACTTCTTCCTGTTACTATTCCAACGAATAGTCTTTTGCCCTCGTAAAACGATATAATATCGCCTAACACTAGAGTTGGGCTCTTAAATGCTGAATCTGTGGGATTATTAGCAATGTTGAACGACAATTCTCTTGATACCTGCTCACTACTTCCGCTCCATGTTACGCTTGTTGTATATTTAGATATGTCAACTGAATTCTGTTTTATCTTCATACCTTAATCACCAACTTTTTTCCTTTTTTCAGCTTTGAGTTGACTTTCAACTTGTTAGCTTTTGCAATCTTGGCCGCATTCGATGTGCTTCCTGTTGTTTTTCGTGCAATCTTATAGAAGTTATCGCCCGCTTTACACGTATACGTCTTAGTAGTAACTGTCTTTTCTGCTCTTTTTCCTTTTATTTTTCGCTCCTCTAAAAACGAAATCGTATACTTGACATCACCTGTTCCATCCTCTTCTGAATATGTGAATGACTGAATCACACATCTTAGTGATATTGAATGAGATATAGTCACTCTTAATGTATTCTTGTTGTTTTTTAATTCTCTGATTTTTTTGACCAATTCCCACGGATTTGTGTCATCAGTTTCCGAAAAGTTATACTTTTGCGCAGGAAAAAACGATGAGAATGTCAATGTTCTTAGCTTTTGATTGCCTTTAAGAAGAATCTCTCCTAATCCATATATATTAACCGTCTGATGGTCCTGTTCGTCCGTCACTTCATAAGACGGAGGTAAAACAGGCAAAGTGATTGCCTGTTTTCCACTGATTTTTCCTATTGTTATCATGTCCGCCTCCTTATGCCATGTTAACTGCTGCCTGTTCTAACTTTCTCGCTAAAGCATCTGCAATCTTATCAATATCGCTGTCATTGCGAACAATAATTTGTTCACACAATTTTTCAACAACAACTTTTACGTTCTTGCTTCCTGATTCTCTGGCCATCTGTAAGCTCTTATCATGTGGATATACGCGTGTACCTTGTGGAAGGTCTACGATTTCTGCTCCTTTATCGTGAATCATTGCTGGTCCACCCATCCAGTTAGATGTTCCTTTATAAAGCATCGGGATTTGTGGAATGTCAATTTTGAATTTTTTTCCGCCTAGCTTTGGCACCCAATCAGGTATTTCAATTCCTATCTTATTAACGCCTTCTATTGCTCCGTTAATAAGTCCAATGACGCCGTTAAGTGGCATTTTTGCAAGGCTGACTAATGACTTGAAGATTCCGCCGAATATGTCTTTAACTCCATTCCATGCTTTTTTCCAATTACCTGTGAATACACCTGTGATGAAGTCCACGATTCCGCCTAATGCGGTCATGACTCCGCTAGCCACATTCCCGATGGAACCTATAAACGAACTAAACAGTCCAACTGCTGCTCCCATGATTGCCGCTAATTTCAACTTGAAAACTGTTCCAAATATGTCTCCAATCTTGCTAACAACCGGCTTAACGATAGTCCATAGTTGTTTAACCTTTGAGCCGAATTCTGTCAATTTGCTTTTTGCTGTCTTAGCAAATGAGCCAATGTCTAATCCACAGCGTTTGAATATCGAATTTATCCAATTTCCCAATTTTTTAGCCGCTGCTGATACCTTGTCCCAATTCTTATATAGCAGAATTCCTGCTGTGACTAATGCTCCAATGGTGATGATTGCAATACCAACCGGCGATGTTATTAGTCCCATCATTCCGCCCATACTAGATAGCTTTTTACCAAAACTTCCTATTTTCACAATCGCATATCCTACCTTGCTAGTAAGTCCGCCAACCACTATCATAGCCGGGCCAACTGCTGCTACTATTCCAGCCACTTTAATGATTGTATTCTGCTGACTATCTGATAAGCTGTTGAATTTATTAGCCGCTTCCTGTAGATATCCTGTTACCTTTTTGACTGTCGGTGTCAACTTGTTTCCAAAATTACTCGCAATGCTTTCAACTGTTGATTTTAAAACCGTTAATGATCCTAATAGGTTATTATTCGCCACATTGTACATCTTTTTTGCAGCACCTTTTGAGTTGTCAATTGACTTGCTCAACTTGTTAAAATCCTTATCTGAACTGTTAACGATAGCGAGTAAGCCTGACATTCCAGTCTTGCCTGCTAACATTGCTGCATATTGAGCTTTTTGGCTCTTAGTAAGTCCGTTGAATGCTCCTCTCGTCTCGCTCATGACCTGTCGCAACGGCTTCATTTTTCCATTTGCATCCGTCATTGATATTCCCAAGTCTTCCATCGCCTTCGATGATTCCTTAGTTGGCTTAGCCATTCTAGTAAACCATGAATTAAGTGACGTACCTGCCTGTGATGCCTTGATTCCATTATTGGCCATAAGTCCTAATGCTGTAGCTGTATCTGCTGCTGAATATCCTAATGAGCCTGCCGATGGAGCTACATATTTGAAGGATTCTCCGAGCATTGATACATTCGTATTCGACTTATTTGCTGTTTGAGCCAATATATCAACGAATTTGTTCGTATCTTTTGCTTTCATTCCAAACGCCATCAATGCGTCTGTTACAATATCGGATGTCGTCGCCAAGTCCTCGCCTGTGGCTCCTGCTAAATACATGACGCCTTCAATTCCATCCATCATCTGCCCGGCGTTCCATCCTGCCATAGCCATGTATGAGAATGCATCCGCTGATTCTGAAGCAGAGAATTTTGTTTTAGCACCCATCTCTTGTGCTTTCTTCGTTAATGCGTCCATGTCGTCGCCTGTAGCTCCTGATATGGATTGAACCTTGCTCATTCCTTTTTCGAAGTTGGCGGCGGTAGAGACTGCTGCAATTCCTGCGCCTACAATTGGTGTAGTTATCGTGGCCGTATATTTTTTTCCTGCGTTTTCGATATTATTGCCGAATCTGCTTATCTGTCTTCCTGCCTTCATCATTTCTGATGATTGTCTTTGAATCTTTCCGATGGCACTATCCATTGGGGCTGTAAATTTATCAACGAATCTTAAAGTAGCATCAATGATTCTATTCGACATTGCTATCCGCCTCCTTTCTGCTGTCTTCTAACTCCATCATGAGCATTTGCTTTACTACAATTCTCTGACCATATCCCATGTTGTAATATCGTTCAGGCTCCCAATGATGCAGACGAAAAAGGAGATATACAATGTATACCTCCTCGTTCGTCCTTATTAGTTTTTTAAGTCATCTTCGTTATCTTCTGAAACTCCTGAGAGTTCCATAATTGCATCGGATATTGCTGTCACTTCTGAGCCAAACAGCACTTCTGCCAATTCTTTTGGACTTGATGCGTTAAAGTGATTCAATAAGTCCTTGTCAGTCATTGAAGGCTCAACAACGCCTTCAACAATCGACATCAGTTTTGCATCAAAGGTTCTTTCAATTTGGAAGTTTCCCTTAGTTGAATACTGCATCGCCATTAATTCATTAAGCTTACGTTGAGGAATTTCTCTGACGGTAATCTCAACCGGTTCTGTTTCTCCTATTAACTGTGCTAATCTTTTTGATTTGAATGTTCTTCTTTTTAACTCATAAGCCTTACTGCAGTCTGCCTTAACTAATTTTTCTACAAGATTCATTTATTTTTTCCTCCTACTTAAATGGAATTGCTTCGAGAACTTCAAAACTCTCGAATGTAAATGGAATGGATTCTTCTCCATTTTTCTTGACTTCCCAATTCGCCAATGTTAATTCATCAAAAACAACTCCTGTTAATTTGATTTTTTCAGCGCCAAATGCATCCGGGTCTTTTAAACTCGTGATGATTTCAGACACAGGCGTTTTTCCTGCTTTAATCGCATCACCTAATTTAAGAATGAAATAAGATGAAACCTTATTCATTTTCAATGTTCCTTTTCCGGCAACTCCTGTGACCTTATATCCTTTAGATAGTCGTTTAATCATGTTAACTTCTGTCTTATCTAAAGACATTTTAGCTTCAAGGCCTGTTGTTTCTGCTAAATACTGTGAATCACACCACACCTCGCCATATGTGCCGTTAATGACGTTTCTCGCTTCATATGCGTTCATTTTTTATGTTCTCCTTCCTAGATTGCTATTGATATTGTGATATCTTCAATTGCATCGTAAATCTGTATCTGTGCTGTGATGAATACGTGTTCATCCGTATCAGCTTTCTTGATGTCAATATCCGTGCAATCTTCTAATTCTTTTTCTTCTCCACCATCAATCTTGACTTTTCCGCCTTTTGCTGCTAAATAATTTCTGTTTGCTTCAACATCAATGTCGACTGAATAGCTTCCAAGAACGTTCTCGCGTTTTAATGTGTCGAAATATCCCATGATAGCACTTACGAGTAAGCCTTTGTTATCGTAAGAGTTTTCAAATTTACCTAAGTAAGTATCTTCTGCAGTTTTTTTGATATCTTCGTATATCATGTCGATTGTGTCAACAATCTTAATTTTTTTAAACTTACTGCCCTTCGTGGATGTTGTAGTCTTTAATGATGTGACTGCTCTTCCAGTCTTAACCTTTTCGCCATCCCACCACACGATAAATTCGCCGTTATTAACGGCCGTATCCATCTCTGCTCTTGTTAACTTAGTACAGTCTGTCAACTCGCTAAGCGGTGCATATGTGCATGAGATTCTAAGCGGTGTTCCTGCTATGATTCCGGCAATTCTCGAACAGAACTGTTCTGTCGTGTATACTGTGTCTCCCTCTGTTACAGATGCAGTTGTATAGTTGATGATTCCTTCGTTATCTGCTGCTGTGTTTGGAAGAATAGCCTTAACCATTTTTCCGTTTTCTCTTAACTTTTTGATGAAGTTAACTACTTCATTGTTCTTCTTATCTGTCTCTACAGATGGTGCTACTAAGTAGTTGAATTTATTAATTTCAAAATAATTCAATGCCTTGCTGTAATCTGCTGCAGCTTCAGGGTCAATGAAATATACAACTACCTTTTTAGGCGCGTTTTCATAGCCTCTTAAGGCTAATTCAATCTGCTGCTTGTTTGCTGTAAGCATATTAGTTGGAATATCTGCTGCTGTGATATATTCCTTAGTCTGATTCTTGTATGTCTTGTCTTTAAGAATCATTCCGATGATTCCTCTATCACCTCTTGTTACTGCAGTTGACGCAGTCTCAGTAAATGATATTGATACGTTGGGCATTCCCATGTTATAGTCCTCCTAATTCTAATTTTTGCATCTTTTTGTTTGTTTCTTTTGATGTAATCGTGTCTGTGTATTTAAGCTCAATCTCTATCTGTAAGATGTTGCTATCTTTCCCGGTCCAATTGTAGTCCTTGTCTTCTACATTTAGCCATCTGTCTCCAACTTCTAACTTGCCTTGTATTTTTTCATTCAATACATCCCATATTTGAAGTGCTTCAAGCTCGTTTGGAGCATCTTGAAGATATGTGATGAAGATAGTGACCGTGTGGTCAACATATATCTTGTTTTTCTGACTTGAAGTCCCATACATTTCAACAAAAAAGCAAGGTCTGATGTGACCTTGCGTTACTTCTTTTCCATATATTCTAATTTGAGGAAATGTATTTTTAAGCAATTCATTGATTGCTTTTTTAATGTCTACGTTTTTAACAATCATATCAAACCTGCCTCCCTTAATATCTCGTCACGCATTTCTTCAAGTGATTGTGGCAGCCTCTCCTTGTATTCATCTTTAGTGCGCTGGATCATGTGATAGCCTGACTTATATCCTACCTTTACTGCCTTTCCTTTTTCACCTGCGTACACATCATGACCATGCTCTATCAGATGGAAGTGAGCATTGCCTTTATTTTCGGCCATAAAATTAACTTCCATGTTCTCGCGATATCCTATCGCCTTACTTACTCTATAGCCGCTTGTAAGATTCCCTGTCCTTACTCTAACTAACTTGTTAGTATTCTCTTTTGCAAGTTTCTTAAATTTTCGGCCCTCTTTTTCGAGCGTTTTTTCTGCCTTGTTTGGATAGTAGTCAATTGCCTTTTTCAAGTCTTCGGATATTTCCCCAAATCCTGCTATTGTAAAATCATCCATTTTTATCACTCTTTCTCACTTTTTCTATGCATTGAATTTCAAATTGGATGTGTTCATTCTTAATATCAATGCAAGATTTGACCTCATATCGCTTTCCCCGATGTTCAATCACCATATCCTGTTCCACCGGTTTTTTTGAAAATCTCACATATACAAAGTGGGTGATTTCAGGCTCGATTTTCTTAGCATCATAATACTTGTTTCCACGAACATCTATCACTTCTGCATAAGGATTTCTGACATTCTTAAATTCTTGAACAGTCTGACCTAATTCATTAACTTTTTCCACACGTTCAAGGATTTTGACCTTGTCTTTAAGTCGTCCAGGATTAAATTTCACGCCATCACCTGCTTTCTAAATCAAATTAATTCTATGTCTTGATAGAATTGTATCTACAGTATTGTTAACTGTATTTTTATCAATTTGAAGTGCTCGATTATCATAGAAATCTTGACATAGTGACAGATAAGCGATTGTCAAATCATCCTTGTCTTCTATCTGTTCTGTGCTAAGTCCTGTCTCTTCTTGTATGTACGAAAAAGCAGATTCCTTGACAAGATTAATGAGTTCCTGCTCTGATTCATCCAAATCCTCATAGTTATCTAACTTCAAAAAAGAAGTGATGTTATTATTTGTCAGTTCCGGAATCTTCATCTTTCTTTTTCCTTCCTTTTTTCTGTTGCACCGGTGCAACTTCACCCGGTTCCGGTGTTGTTGTCTCCGGTTCTGGTGTTGTTGTCTCCGGTTCTGGTTCTTTTTCAACTGGAATAACGAAGCCTGCTTCTACGAGGTCTTTAAGAACAGCTTCATCACTAATCTCTCTGACCTCGTTAGCAGTCATGCTTAAGACTCCAGTAAAAGATGTTAATGCTTTTACTTTCATTTAGCCCTCCTTATGCTTCTTTCATCTGTAAAGCTGCAATCTTCTTTCCGTCTGTGATAGCTGCATCATATTCTCCGAATGCCATCACTCCAAGCATGTTCTTAGTTGCAAATTTTTCTCTTAATACTGTTAATTCAATGCTTGTAGTAGCTTTGATAGTGTATCCAGTTGGTTCTGCGAATATGATAGCCTTTTTACCTGCTGCCATTGTTGGCATTGAATCGGATTCGCGGACAGGTCTTCCTAAAATCTTGTATTCGTCTTCTTTGAAGTAAGGCTGGCCGTTTGCATCTTTCAATTTGCAAATCGCTGTATATGTTGCCGGATTCATAATCCACTCTGCCTTATCTCTATATCTCTGCTTTAATGAATGCTTAACGCTAATAAGTTCATCATAAGTGATTGCTGTTGAAGCTGCTGTTTTTACAACTTTTGTTGTGCTGATAATTCCTTTAATCTTAGTAGTTCCAGCCGTAAATTCTTCTTCAAGTTTCTCCGCCATCGCTTCTGCTACTCTCTGAATAATGAAGTCTAGCACGTTGATGTCTGTGTTAGCTATCAACTTCTTAGATACGAGTGCTAATGCTCCAACAACATATCCATTCAAATCGATAGTTGTGAATTTACCAACATTATCGACTAATTCTGTTCCTTCATCTACATAATCAGCCTTAACAGCGTTTGTGTCATCTTCTGAATAAACCGGAACACTTAACTTTCCATTTGTGTTTATGACATCACAAATGGTCATGTAAGGAACCATGTCTTTTACAGCTTTGATGATTCTGTTTGCTATGTGGGTTGGAACGATTGAGCCATTGTTTCCCTGTGTCAACTGAATTTCTCCAGCTCGTTCTTCAACAGGCTGTCCTTTTACAAACGCAATGAACGCTCTTTCTTCTGCTTCTTCCTGTGCTCTCTGTTCTTCTTCCTGTGTTTTTTTCTGTTTTTCAGGAGTAATTACTTTTAGTGATAAGTCTCTTGCTCTCTGCTCTGCTGCAATAGTCGCATCAATGCTCTTGATTTTCTTTTCAAGTTCATCGAATTTTGATTTTTCATCTTCGTCCATCGCTCTTTTTTCTGCTTTAGCTTCATCTACAATCTTCTGCATCTCTGCAACATATTCTGCTCTCTGTTCTGCTAATTCTTTGAGATTTTCGGCTCTGAATTCTGCAACTTTTTTTCTTACGTTTTCTTTCATTAATGTTTTCTTTCTCATGCTATTCTCCTTTTAATTCTTTAATTTTTTCTTCATATTCTGAATAATCTACAGTTTTTTGAGGTGTTTCAACCGTTACATCTGCTTCAAAAGAACGTTCTTCAATGATGATTTCTTCCTCAGCTCTCTGTTCAACAAGCGTCCCTGTGTAGCAAGGATTTTTTCGTTTATCAATCAAAGAAACTTCAAATAATTCCATCTCTTGAACATGTCTACGTGGAATATCGTCGGCTCTTTCCTCTATCTCGTCTTTAGTGATGTATGCTCCCCAAGACCATCCGACGAATTCTTTGTTTTTAGCTTTTTCAATCATATCTTTATCTGATATGATTGCTTCCGCTCTAAGTCCAATTGAATCCTCTTTTAATTCAAGAGTTCCATCTTTTGTGTGAGCATAATCTTTTTTATAGTGATTTAGTCTTAGAGCTATATCCTGTGCACGCTCAATCGCACGTCTGAATACGCCTTCTTCTACCTGCTCAACCACTTTACCTCGTGGTGTGATAATCGGTCTGCTGTCTCTGCATACCGTGTTAACATATCCACTAATCTTCATCGTGTTGTCTGCCCTGATTTCTATTTTCATCTATATTTTGACCTCCTTTCTTTCCCAAATCCTGATGTGAATCTGTGTTTGGCGTGTATATTTCCTTAGTTCTCGGATTATAGAGAACACTATTAAGTCCTAGCTCTAACCATTCAATTCCAAGTGGCTCCATGTTCTCCATGTTTCTGATTTCATCAATCTGCAAGAAGTGACCTTTTAGCGCTTTTTCATACGCGTCATATCTATCTTTTATTGATGCTCTATTAATCTCCTTTGTGTCGAAAGCAAAATAATAAGACCCCTTCTCTGATTCGAGTAGTAGGTCTCTATTTAGTGATGCCTCTATATCTTTGAACAATGGAGCAAGCCCAAATTTAATTGTATTGTCAACTTCAATACTGCTTGCAGTTCCGTTAAGCAGGCCCGGAGTAATTCCAAATAACTTCGTTATTTCTTTTGAATTTGTCTCCTTATTTTCATTCAACTGCATCTCTACAGATGTATTGGCGCTTTCTTTGAACGTAACGCCATCATTTAATATGACGACGTTTTCAGAATTATTTCCATACAGTTTTCTAAAGCCATTTTTTAAATAATTAATCGCTTCCTGACTTAATTTCTTCGCTGATTGCAAGAATCCTTTCTTGTTTCCACCTTTTTTGACTAACGTATTCTCAAAAAGCATTGAATTATAAGCAATTGCAAGTTGTAGTTGATTTTCAGCAACAATTGACTGTGACTCACAGCCATCTTTGCTTTTTTTCAATATCTTAAGAAAATTATGCGGATAATATCTTACTCCATCCACATATACATCATAGTCTTTGAAGATTGGATCCGTGTTTTTAAGCAAACTGATGTGGTCCTGACTAACATAGTGGATTGAACGTATATCTGTACCAACCTTGTTGATATATGCATATCCACCTCTGTCCATGTAGTAATCTTCAATCATCGCTTTCCAAAACTGTGTTGCTGTAAGCGTGTCTCCTGTATCGACATTGAGCAGCCTTACTCTGTTGTCGTCCTTAATAATTTCTGTTTTATCGTTTTCTTTTTTGTATAGCCTGATTGGAAGGCTTGAAACAATGTTAGCAATCAGATTGATTGAACCTGATACAGTCGTTATTTCAAGGGCCATTTCCTTGCTTATTTCATCTTTTCCCAATAATGACTGTATTAAGTCGCTTACTGCTGCTTCCTGTGTTTCTGCTCTTGTCTCCTGTTTTTTCTTCCAAAATTTCATGTTGTCTCCTTTTTTAACAAATCTGTATAGTAAAGTCATATTCACCCTGCTCAATCTCTAACTGCAGCATATACAGCGCATTAATTAATGCTACTACCATGTCGACCTTGCCGGATGAACGTTTTTTGTTAACATATTTATTTAAATTCGTATCTTCTGTACATCTTGCATTTGAGAAGTTGTTTTCAAGCAAGTTATATACAGCATTCATATATTTGAATTTTTGTGACAGAATTAATTCTTTTAGCCACTTTGTCGGTCTATGCAAAACCGAACTGTGCTGTTTAATTTCGACGCATTCATAGCCTTTTGTTTCAAATTTGTTGATGGAAGATATCGCATTATATCTGTCATATCCAATCTGGACTATTGATACATTGTATTTTTTCTCTAACGTCAAAATCAGCTTCTCAACTTCTGAATAATCAATAACTTCTTCACCACAGGCTATGACTTCGCCGTTTTCAATTAATCTTTCATAGTCAACTCCTTCTTTTTCGGATTTGAAATCTTTTCTGTCTGCCGGAATGAATCCCCATATCTTAGCGTATATGATTCCTTCATCTTCCGTTACCATTGCTACAGCCGTATTATCTTCAGTCTGCGACAAATCAAGACCTATCCACACCCTTCTACCGGACCACCAGCTCATGTCATCAGCAATTCTGCAAGGTTTAACCTTTAAAACATCAATATATCCTTCTGTTCCTAATCCCTTGTATTTGATGTTGTTGTGTTTGCATAAGTAGTTCTCTCTTTTGTTTGGATATTGAATCGCTAATGCTCTTTTTTTCTTGATATCGTCGAAAATGACCGTGTTCCACACGGCCACCGGATTACTCTGATATATAACTAAGTCTTCATCTTTCCATTTATCATCTTTTAGAAATTCATCGTCAGGCTCATAGAGCAGCGCAAAGTAGCGTTTATCCTCCATCAATCCGTCTAATGTCCTCTTAGCTACGTCAATCTCGTCTATCATGACATTGTTGTCATTTGGATATTGCGTGGAAATAATGATTCCAGTCTTGTTGAGCAGGGTTATCTGTGAAGAGCGCATTGCTTCAACCGGATATTCATCCATGTTTCCTGCTTCATCGGCTAAGAATGCATTAGCAAGCAATGCATCCATGTTGTCTTTAGAATATGCTAATGGCATATACTCATTTTCTGTTCTGTTATAGCGAATTTCGCTTCTTAATATCTTGAATTCATTGATTAACGCCGGACTTCCTTTTATTAACTTCTTCATGGCTTTTTTAAGTTCTGAAGATTTCAATAAATCAGGAGCCACCGAAAAGAATCTACTGTTCGGTGGCTCTGTTATCATTAAAATTATAAAAATAACCGCTGAATAGAATGTTTTGAAATTCTTTCTAGCGATTTCCAGCAATCCGGTTTGATAATATCTAATATCTAACCCTTCATCATTTTTTAATTTGGTACAAAAAATTGCTACAATTAAAAATGCTGCGTAGTATTCAATGCAATCTATCAACTGCATATGCAAGTCAGGATGTATGATAAGAGTTAGGATTTTCTCAACTCTCTCATATTCTTCATCATCTGTATATGCTTCATCATCTTTTCCGTCAACAATGTCTATCCACTTTTGAGCCTGAATTTTGACATATTTGGGAGCATACTTTCCGGCATCTTTAATGCACCACATAGCGTATGCATATGCTTTACTGCTTCTAATATCAGCCATATTTGTTCAACCCCTTTAGTGGGTCTGTTGATTCTTCATCGACCTTCTTAGGAATACTTCTAAGTGCTGATGCTATTGTCATGATATTTTCTTTTTCAATATTTAAGAGCATTATCCTCTTTGATTGAACCTGCTTATCAATATTAACCATGTTTTTTTGCATATCAAGTATCATTTTATAATAGGACTTGATGTCGTCGTTTTTTTCAAAATCTTCTTTACTTGATTCCAAGTCTAGCATTGACTTGAATACCTGCTCTCTTTTTTCTTCAAAGTCTTTACATTCAGCTTGAAGTTGGCAATATCTGTTAATGATTGGCTCATAAAGTGCATCATTTTTCTCAATATTTTTTAATAATTTTGAGATTCTTCTGAACTCTTTGTGAGCAGCAGGATTTTCTTTAACTTCTTTTCTTTCTTTTAATTTCTCACCGGTTACTAATGCCTTTTCCGCCTCTTCTCGCTGTTTTAACTCAGCTTTAGTCCTGTGAGATTTGCCTTCATTTATTAATACAATATGTGGTTTTGGTGGTGTTGGCATCGTTCTCACCTCTTTTCGAAATCTGATGTGGGAATATTTTATATTTAAAGGGGGGCGGTCGGTGTAGCCGGCCTTTTATTTTTTGGAAGCTGCTATCCCCGGGGGTATGTTTGGCTCTGTTTTTGCCAAATTCACTTGATATTCCCTTGATATTTTATCTTTTTCGCAGTCTTCGTGATGTCTTTTACATACAGTAAGAATGTTCTCTAAATCAAACGCTCTATCCTTGTCCTCTTCAAGTGGGCAAATATGATGTGCTTCAAGTCCTTCTTGTGTGATTCTTCCTTCTTCCAAACAGATTCGACACAAAAATAAATCTCTTTCTTTTGCTTCTTTTGCTTTCAGCTTCCATCTGTATGTGCTTCTAATTGAATCCTTATCTGTATATTTTTTCTTTCGCTGTGGCTTTTTTCCGCAGTCAAATGTTCTTGCATGAATCTTTCCACAGTACTGGCAGCTTTTTAGCATGTTTAATTCCTTTCACAGACAAAAATGGCCCGGCTATTCGCCGAACCATTTTCTAGCTGTTCTTATATACTCATGTCAAAGGAGGTACTCAATCGATTTATCAAGATTGATATCTTAACATTATCACAGATAAAAGCTCCGAATCAATGACATTTACTCCTTTTTACTCCCTTTTACTCCGTTATTTGCATTTGCTAATTTAACTAATGCGTTTCCATGCAATCTATAGACTCTTTTTTTATACTTTTCTTCTTCATCATAGTAGTCTCTTCTTTTAGAAAAAAGTAGCTCACTTATCTCTCTCCAACTTAATCCGTCTATGTATCTAAGTCTAATGATCATTCGTTCGTCAGGATATTCTAACCACTCAACTATTTCTTTTTCTATTTCTTTTCTTTTTATTTTTTCCTGCTGAAGAAGTTGAGCAAGATTGTTTTCGATGTCTGTTTTGTATGCAATCTGTGTGGCCATTTTATCATATTCACTGCTGCTTGAACGTGGCATTCCATCGCTGTTCTTAGATGATATTCCTAATATCTTAATCTCCATCATCTCTAGTCTTTCCTGCTCGCATTCAATTTCTTCTCTTAATCTCTTATAGTCTTTCAACTGCTGCTTGTCCATATCTTCTTCTCCTTCTCCTAATTTGGAAACATTCCATCTAAATGATATTTTTTTATATTTTTAAAACTTTCAACCTCTCTTTCTGTTCGGTTTATGCTCTTGTCGATTTGGTGCATAGTCTCTACGACGAATTTTTGTATTGTTATATCTTTGTGAATTTGAAGTTTCAAATATTTTAAAACATTAGGATTAATATTAATTCCTGTCTGATACTTTAACAAAAAATTTGGCATCGTAATTTGCAGAACATTAAACAAGTATTCGCCGTCAATTTTTGTCGGTATAATTACAGCAAATTTATTGTCAACTATTCCTTCTTCTTGCATCAATTCTAGTTGTCCGCGTGTTGCACTAACTTGAATCAATGTACATCCTGCCGGATATATCTTTCCTTTCTTGCTTCTTTCAACGTTTGCTACGTCTGTCAGATTAACTTCTTTTTGATTTATCAACTCATTCTGTACTAAATCTATTGCTTTCCATATATCCATCATCATTAAAGATTCGTCTTCGTTTTTTTCTTTCAGCTGTTCCATCAATTCCCATTTGTGCTGTTCATATTCTGCCGGCCCTACTAATTCTTTTAACATTTCACAAATTTCTTTAGAGCTTTTCTTAATTTCTCTCTCAATTTCATTAAGTTTTTTGATTTGATTTCCTAAATCAATTGGCGGTTCTGCCTCTGCTGTATCAACATATCTCGGAATATTTAAGTTATAATCATTCATTTGAATTTCTTCAAGTGTAATTACATTTGAAAATTTATCAATGTTTTTTCGCTCTTTGTATGCATTGACAATTTTGTCAATTGTTTCTTTTTTTAAATCGTTTTGTTTTCCTTTTTTCTCGAAATCTTTGGAAGCATCAATAAAAAGGAAATCTTCATATTGCTTATTTTTCTTAACGATCAGCAATATAACAGGTATTTGAGTGTTAAAGAACAGTTTTTCCGGAAGTCCAATAATCGCATCGATTAGATTTTTTTCGATTAATTGCTTTCTAATCTTTCCTTCATTTGCTCCCCTAAAAAGAACACCGTGGGGAAGTATGTAAATCCCTGTTCCGTTATCATTTAGTTTTGACAAGCCATGAAGTAAAAAAGCGTAATCTGCTTTAGCTTTCGGAATCATTGGCCAGCCCATAAACCTGTTATCCCAATTCCATTTACTTTCTTCAACATCCTCAAATTTAAGTGAGTATGGAGGATTTGATATTATTAAATCGACTGAAAAGTTAATCTCTTCACACGTTTCCACTTTGCTAAATTTTTCACCACTTGTTACCTTAAAGCATTGAATTGTTTCATTTTTTAAAATATCACATTGTCTCACATATGCATTCATATTTCTTATCGCCAAATTAAATAATAACATTGCTATAGATACATCAGATATTTCTTCAAGATAAAATCTAGCATTCTTATTTTCATTCCATACGCTTAACGTTAATCCTCCAATTCCACAGCATTCGTCGTACACTGAATTAGCATTGACAATTCGACTTATCAGTTTACAAATGCAATTTGGTGTATAATCCTGCATCAAATCTTTTCTATTTGACTGATTCTCCTGAAAGTAGTTCGTGAACCATTCGTATGACAAATCATTTTCCAATTTCAAAAATTGTTCGAAAACACTATTCTTTTTCTTTTCATCAAACAAGGCATTCATCAATGCATCTCTAAGTTGGTAATTTTCTGATATGCTCATGATTCTGTTAACGTCTTCTTTAGTTATCATCTTTTTTAATCCTCGTCCCAGCTTCTTGCGTCTCTTTCCCTTCTCCTGTCGTCTCTAAATCTCATAATACATAGTGAATATATTCCAGCTGCCACAATTACTGTAATTGCTACAATTATTAATTTAATCATTCCGTATCACCTGCCTTTGTATTTGTTCTATACCAATTAATTCCTCTACTAATTTTTTTCGCACATTTATGTCCTAACGATGGCTTGTAATATAGATGGCAATAATTACATTGCATCACTGTTGTTTGCTGGTTAGGTAATTGTTTTTTTAACCACTTTTTTGTTGTGTCGTCATAACGTATCACATTACACCACCTTTATTTTTGCTCCACAATTTGGGCAATATTTAAATTCATACTCGCAATGTGTTTCATCATAATCTTCATCAATTCTTACTTCCACCCATTCCATCAAATGAATGCCACATTTCGAACAAACAAATTCGTCACAATCCGCATATCTTTCTGCTATGTTTTCACATTCCTCTGTATCTTTTCCTGTCATTTACTGCTCCTCCTCATATGGTTCTGGTAGTGGTTGCCATGCTCTTATTACATCTGCCGAATATTCATAAATATCTTGAAATATCCCGTTGCCTTCATATCTCATTTCTGTTACCAGTCCATGACTAAAGCATGCTATTACATTTGTGTTTTTTTCAGGCAATCTCTCACTGCATGGAATCCATCCATTATTTTCAAGGTTAAAATCTTCTTTGCATTCTTCATAACCTTCCTGATGAGCTTTGTATAGTTCTTCTTCCAACAACTCTTTTACTGCGTATAATCTCCACTCATCTCCATCTTCATACAAATCCATTGGTACTTCTTCTGGAACATTAAATTGAATTAAATACTCTCCAAAATAGTAAGATTCTTCCATTGCCTCAAATGCTTCTCTAGCTGTAATCTTTCCACGCTTTTTAGTTAGTTTAAAATATTGCGTATTTTTAGAATCTAATTCTTTTGTAATTTTGACCTTTGCCATTCTTAATCCTCACTTTCTATTTCTCTCACTCCTTAACATTTCTTAACATTTCACATAAAAAAACTACCAACCAAATAATGGCTGATAGTTTTCTTTTTTACTTATTCTGTTCAATAAATTCCGTCATCATCTTTGTCAGCTGGCTTGCTTTACTTACTCCCAGCTTGTCACAGGTTTCTGCAAATGCATCTGCAACATCCTTTTTTAGCTTATATGTCTTTGCAACATACCCAGCTTTTGCATTCCACTTCTGGGATGCAATCGTCTGACTATTTGGCTCTCCCTTAGGCATCTTATTGTTCTCCTTTTCTTATCTTATATTCCAATGCAATAATTAAAATTATGCTTATGATGTTCGCCACAATTCCTATTCCTGAAATTACGTCAATCCCATTGTTGATAACCATATATGCTAATACTGCAAAGGATGTAATGTTTGTTAAAAATAAACTCTGCTTCATAGACTTTTTTCGAAAAATGGTTTAAAATAAACGGTGAGTAGTGGGATTTACCCACCGCTTATTAACACTTATTTAAAGAATGTCGAATATATCAGACACACCGTTGTGATAATGGCTTGGGCAATACCTATTATCACTTGGACTTCTTTTAATAAGTGTTTTTTCTTTTTCTTGTCCATTTTTCTTTACCTCCTTCATTTGATATATTTATTATATCATAGTGTACACACTATGTCAACACTTTTTTTCAAATAAAATAAGTTTTTTTGAAATTTATCAGCCATTATTTAGTTTTCAATGTACAGTTTTTTACCTTAACATTTTCTTGCGTCTATCATATTCTCCACCTATATCCAAAATTCCATATGTACATATTTTCCTGAATATTCTGTTTCCCAGTAATAATCTCCATAAAAAGAATCTTCACCAACCTGATATTGGTCACACCATTCTCTTCTTTCGTCTTCAAATGAATTTACCTCTCCAACATAATGGTCTGTTATATCTGCAGAATCACTATCCATTCCATCCATATCAAGATTTTCGTTGCACCATGCTCTAATTTCTTCATTTAATCTGTTTCTTTGTTCTATTTTATCTACTATTCCTTTTGGTATTTTACTCATTCACTTCTCCACCTTTCACAATTTCTATTGCATCCTCTAAACCTAAATCATAAAATATTTCTTGAATTGTGCCTCCAAATCCTTTATTATTTTGTTTTTTACCTAACTGTTCCACAACCTTATCCACGTCATAGGCTATTGGTATCTGATTTATTAGTGATTCCAATATTTCCCCGTCCTTATGTTCAATTGCATACTGTATTCGCTCGGCATGTTCAACCATAAAATCCCTAAGATTATCTGCAGCTATTAATCGCATTGTTTACCTCCTAATTTTCATAATATTCGTGCCAAACAGGTAACTTAAATGTTCTTCCTGCGCTTGTAGTTTTTTCGTTTCTTCACTCCCTACTATGAATATTTTATTTTTCTGATTGTTTTTTCCAACTGCTGCATCTTCCTGATTCTTCGTATCAACCACAAATTTCACTTCATATCTTCCTTTGATGATAAATCCTTTTCTTGCAGCAATACTAATGGAGCTTAAACTGCATCCAATTTTTTCAGCAATCGTCGATGCTTTGAAAACTCCTAGATGCTTTCCGTCTTTTTTGACTGCATACAAATTATATTTTTTTCTCAATTTTTTATCTCCTTTATCTCTACGATTGTATAAGGCGTACAGTCTGCTATCGCCTGATATCTCTTTGACACACTTAATCTGCATATTTGTGCATCATCATGATACGCTATCTCATTCAATGCATCACAAATTGCCTTTGCGATATTATCTGCATCCGGCTTTTTAGTCGGCAAAATATTGCCGAATTCCATTTCTCTTTTTATTTTTTTGCTCTTCGATGCCGGAATTGGATATATCGCCAATATATTAATTTCAATTGGCTCTTTATTAAAAAAACCTTTAAATTCTTGCTTCTCTGCAGCTTCTAAATAGTTCATCTTTACTAAATTCTCATATAGCTTCGTTCCTCGAGGTGTTATGCTTTTCATTCTTCTTGTTCTTGCATCCATATATGTTCTAGCTCTTGCTTTACCTTGTGGTTCTCCCGGAATTTTGAATTTCATTTTGCTCCTTTCCGTCTGCTGCGCATCGCAGCAGACTAACAAAACATAGTTAATTAGATTCGTGATATATATTTAGTAGTTGTTGTCCTCTCTATTTCTCTCAATCACCAAAATTTGAGCTACTTTGCTTGCAATTGTGTGAGCAATGCTTATGGTTTCCGTATATCTTTCCTCGTTAACGCTATTGCTTAATTCTCTGACCAATCCTTTAACTTCTTCCTTGCGTGGATCCGTTACAATCTCTGCTTGTACCTTTTCAACTGCTGCATCTGTTGATTCTTCTGCTTCTGTATCAGGTGTTACAGGTTCATTCATTATTGGTTCTTTGTTGTCGATTATTTCTGTGTCGCACTCAGTAGAATGTGTAGGTTGCACCGGTGCAACTTCAGATTTTTCTCTTGCTCTTTTTCCAAATTCTACTAATGCATCTGCCGTGCTTTCTGCTGTTCTTCCAAATTTTGCAAATCCTTCTTCGTTCTTTTCTCCTTTTGTTTCTTCTTCAACTTCAACCTTTTCCGGTGCTGGCTGAATCTTTTTAACAGGTTCTTCTTTTTCTTCTTTTTTAACTTCGTAAGGTTCATCGTATAGATGTTCCCACGCTTCCTTTGTGGCCGGGAATGGGAGTTTGATAGTCTCAATTAACTTTTGCCACGTTACTATCTCTTTTTCTCTGTTTCTAACATTCAGCATCTCTATATCATGATCTGCATTATGAAAAGATAACATCATCTTTCCCATTCCCTTGATTCTTACAAATACTGGGCCAATTCCTGCCGGAATAATCACATCCAGTATTTTGTTAACTGCTGCATCTGCTTCTAACTTTCCTTCTATGACTTCTGACAGTTCTACGAATTTTTCTCTGTTTTCATAGAAATATTGATACATTACTCTCTGCAGAATCGTCTTGTCTTTTTCATCAACTTCCTGCTGCTCAATCATCACTTCTATGTCACTTATCTTTTCTTCTTCTGCTATTTCTCTCTTAACATCTTGTATCTCTCTTCTGCTCAGTTCAGGCGATAGCATATCTACTACATCATCTGATAGCGTCAACATCTCCTGCAATTTTGCTATTCCATATCCTTGATATTTTTCTTGAAGTTTGTCCGAATATCCGTCAACTGCATATCTGTCGTTGATTGCTATGTATCTCGATACCGTGTCTTTATTAAGTCCATATTCTGCCTTAGCAAATTCTGCTACAGATGTATATCCTGATTCCTTCAATATCTCTGTGTCTCTTGCTTTTTTTAGCAAATATCCTGTTCTCACAAATCCTTCTGCCTGATTCTTTAATTCAATATCTAACGCTGATTTAAATTCTTCGTAGTTATTTATATTAACTAATTCATTCATTAAATTGCCTCCATAAAATCTTCTTCAAGTCCTTTTAGAACTCTTGTATTATTTTTTTCTCTTAGTTCTGCTATGTTTTCTTCTCTTTTATTTTTCGAAATTGCGGCTCTTGCATAATCTTTTTTTGACATTTGTCTCCTGATTACTTTTTGCCAATTTTTCAAAAAGGGTTTTACTAACTCAATTTCTGGTTCTTCGTCATACATTCCTCTGTGCTGTCTGATTGTTCCTCCCGGTTCAACCTCAATTGTATAGAACGGTGTATCCGGTTCTTTCTTTTTTCTTAAAAACACTATGTACGTCTCATGTTGCTTTATTCTATCTAAGTATCTATCAGATGTTCCAACACAGTGATGTAAATATCTTCCTTCTCTGACTATATCTACGATTTTCTCAGGAACTTTGATAAAAAATTCATCTTTTTCATATTCATATTTATTTTTTATCTCTTTAAGCACTTCTTCTGCTTCACTGAATCTTTCTGAATATTCTTCTGCGATTAACTGTTCATTTAATCTTTCTATTTCTTCTACGGCTTCATCGTGTCTTCTTTTTAGCTCACGTGGTTTAAATATCATTTCATCTGTTAAATCTTTATGCAGCCTTCCGCACATATTAATGTAATCTGCATACTGTGATATGATTTGCTTAATACTTTCTTTTTTGTATTGTTCTTTTTTTTGTCGTTCGACGTAATTCATCGCTTTTTCAATAGACATTTTGCTTATCATTTCTGCTATTTCTGTGATGCTTATTTTGTTCTTCAAAATCCAGCTCATTGCTTTGTCTGATATCTTTTGTTCGTCGCTATCACTCCAGCGCATCCATTTAAGCATTAGTTCTCCGCCATTTTTTTCACGAATTCTGTTTATTTTTTGTCTGTCCGATATTTCAAATACATCTTCAATGTTATGTCCTGCCAATTTTAACGGACCACAGTATGCCCGCGTCCAATACGATATATTTCCCGATGTTTCCGCAAGCAGTTGACTAAATCTTCCTTTGAACAGCATTTCAACTAATTTGATTAAATTCAAATCATTCTTTGTCACCATCAAACTGTTATAGTTTGCTTTAATTCCTGCTGCTGCCATTTGATTAAATAATCCCATCCACTTTTCATATGCTGTATCTTTTAATGCTTCTTCAATTCCATCTTCATACAAATAGCATTGATATGTTTTTTTGTTCTGCGGATTTCCTTTATTGTCAAAATTTCCTTCATGTCGTTCTCGTTCTACGATGCTCGTTGGTCGTCCATACTGTTCATAGTATATTGAACAGTCTTCTTTTCTTTCTGACTTTTTAAACAAAATAATTCTTATTTCTTCTTCAATTTCTATTTGTTTGTGATTCCCTGGAATGTAATATATTCTCGCTTTAAAATGTCTCGCTACTGACATTTCATCATCTATGTACTGTATAAGCATAAAGTGTGTGGTTAAATCAACATGTAGCTTTCTAGTTAACAATTTCACTCTATTTTTACAGTGAGGACATATGACTATATCTTTATCTTTTGGCTTTTTTCCATCCGTAGTGAATAGTTCTTCACGTTCACTTTCACCTGTACATGCTGTGCAAGTCCACTTCCCCGTGTCTCTGTCTTTAAGCATATAGTCTTGTCCGTTATTTTCTTTTATGTCTATCCATTTTTTTATTCCTTGTGGAATATCCGGAACTTTTCGCATTGTTTTCATCACTCTATTTATTCGTCTTTCTTCTGCATTCAACCTGCATTTACAGCTATACTCTGCTTCTTTTTTACTTATAGCATCTATTGTTGAATGTACATAGTGATATTCTGGCACTATTAACCTTTCTATAAGTTCTTTATCCTCTTTTGACATTCTAGCTCTCTTACTAAGCTTGCTATCATCATAATAGTAGTATCCAGTTCCATATCCATAGCCTAACGCTCTTTCAATCTTTGTAGTTGACCATATTTGTCCGTTTAGTGTCGCATATTCTCCAGTTTCTACATTTATGCAATGTCTTGCTTGTAATATCTTATTCTTGTATATATTTAATACTAAGATATCTTCATCAATAACCTGTGCTGTGAGCCACCATCCATTTTTCTGCGTTCTAACTGGAGCTGCTGCTTCTACTTTAGCTTTCTTCAATGACTTTCACCTTCCTTTCTTCTGTTAGTTGTAGCCATTTGTCTTTGTATTTTTCATCAACAACTAATAGCTTTGCATTCGTTATCTCGCCATCCTTATCTACTAACAGCCCTACGATACTCCCTTTTGTTCCTTTCACGCGTGGCCTTTTGCCTCTTGCTATAGCAATATATCCTTCCTTGTCAGTCTTTGCTTCGTCTTTTTTTACCTGTACGCTTTCCATTTCTTGTTCCCAATTTCTTCTCTGGGGATGCTGAATCATGTATTTAATTCCTTCCATCGCAAATTTGATTGGTGTTAATTCTTCTAATATTGTGATTTTTGTGCATGCAATTCTTTCATATCCATCTTCATCAATATCGCCTGCTGCTTCTACTTTAAAAAATCTATTCTGCCCATTCATTGGATAGTACGCTAAGCATTCAAATGGATTTTCGCAACAATGAAATCCACTTTTTGCAGTCTTACTTTCTTTAACTTTCTTTGTATCTCCAACCTTGAATCTGCATGTTTTTTCTTTTCCGTCGCCGAATCGACTCCAGATGTCATTTGTAAATCCTTTATACGCTATCATATCTACTCCCCTTTGTATTTTTCTGATATTTCTTTAACCTTGTTTTTTGTATTTTCATAATCTTCAAGAAAATACGTTTTTATTATTTCTTCTAGTTCTCTGTCTGTTCCCATATTGCATTGCATTTCACACATTATCGCAGCTATATCTTGAATTTTCTTATCTTTTTTCATTACTGAATTCGCTATATTTATATCTGTGAGCATTCCTTTTGTCATGTTAGCTATAATTCGACATGGTATTTTTTCTCTTGTATGTGTTATTTCAGCAACCTCTATTTCTATTTTTCCTAACGCAGCCGTCAGGGGCGTCGCCAATTCATCTGTATATCCTTCTACATAGTCTTCAACATCATCTGCATCAATCCCATTCTCTTTCGCCAATTCCTTCAGTGCTTCAATGTCTCCTTCTTTTAACTGTCCTGCTGCTGCTCTGTTCAACTCTTCAACTGAGTTAAATATTCCAAATTTCTTTTTCATCTTGATTTCCTCCTTGACTTTGACTTTATTCATATAATTGTGTTATTTTTTCCATTATTGCTTGTCTTTTTACTTCTCCAATTCCTTTGACTTTCTTAATTTCCTCATTGATCTGCTCCGGCGTCACCATTCTTTTCCTTCCTGCATTAATGCCTTCCTGATACAAATTAGTTAGATATTCTGCCATCTCCCTTCTGTCCATCGTCTTTATTTTCTTATACATTTTTCTGTTCATGGTCTCTTTCATACGTTCACCTCTTTCCATTTATCTTCGTCGCCGTGGCTTTCAATAATTTCAATTTTTTTAGCCATGTGTAGCTGGATATATATGCTTCCATTTGTCTGTTTAACCTTGATGCATTCGCATCCTTTGTGCATCACTGCCTGCCCCACGCAGGTTCTACGCTGTTGCACCGGTACAACTCCCTCTTTTCCAATTTCGATTGCAATTTTATCGCCTTCATATATTCTTTTTCCATTTATGTCTCGCATTCTCAATTCTTCTTCAACCGTATCTTTTTCGACGACATACATCTTGTTATATCCAATGAAATTGTCCGGGACTAATATTTGTGTCTGCTCATTCCCCTTTTTATCTCTTGCGACACATAAATATCCATATATGTATTCTTGCGTTATTACCGACTTTCCTCTAAACATTTACTTTTATCTTCCCCTCCATCTTCAATCCTGATTCCTTTATTGCTGTATCCAATGCATTTGGAAGTGCTTTTACGGCTGCTGCTCTATGTGTTCCGACGTATATGTTAATCGCCTGACCAATAAATTCGAACATCACTCCCTCTTCGACTTCCTTTTTCGTTCCGTCGCTGTAGTTAACTGTGAACGTGATACTTTCAACGTTCTTTGCCTTAAATTTTCCTTTCAATGTTCTTTCCTCCTTATTCTTGTTTGTACCATCTGTCTTTATCCTCTTTGCTCCAGCTGTTCGGCGGTTCCTTGTTAGACAGTCGTATCAATATGTATTCCTGATACGGTCTTCCAGTCCAGTCTGTTCCGTTATAAATAGAGTCACGTGGAATAAAGTAGCCTTTTGGCGTCCTAGGTTCTCGTAGCCACTTAACTGCTGCTCTTATAACTTCTGTAGTCGTTACCGGCTTAATCAAATTCCTGCTGCAACTGTATCTCTGCCTTGCGTTGCCTTCGTGTTTTTTGAACGTTTTTGATGTTTCTTTTATGAAATATGTAGCCAAATCACTAAATTCCATACTGTACAAAGGTTTGTCATTCGTTCCGCCGTGTCTGCTCCACAGCTTTCGAACCTCTCTTAATGTATTCCCGCATATCAAATCGTTAATGATGATATGATGATGTATGGCCTTGTTTTCGTATTCTGTTACCATGATGTACTTGAGAACTGTTCCTTCTCTTCTGTATGCTTTTCTCAGTTGTCTCAAGAATTTCTTGATATTTTTTCTGGCTTCATTAACCACCGGCCTATTGTCTCTCCTATATGTCAGCACTATGTGATGATCTCCTTCACAGAAATTGCAGTTAATCAATGCAGTTAATCTCTTCTCAGCATTCCTTTGATTAACTTTTTCCATTTCTTCTGTAGTCAGTTCTGCTTTTTCTGTTCTGTTTGGATTTGGTGCTCTCTTTCCGTAGTGTTTTCGAATACGGATCACATCACCCTCTATCGTTTTTGTAATATAGTAAATATTTATCAGCCTCCTTTTCAGATGTTCTAAAGTTAATAGTTTGAACAAGTGCCAAACGCCCTTGATATCGGCGTTTTTGATTGACTTTACGGCTGAAAAATGTTATACTTTCTTTAAGAAATTTAATATTTCAACCGAATTTTCGCATGTTCGGTATTTTTTTGAAAAAGCGTCCGGGTAAGGGGCGTTTTTTTATTTGTTTTTTCCTGTGAAAATGTCATATGCATAGCAGTCTGCCTTAATTATCATTAGAGTAATAAGTACTGCTGCAAATGTGCTATGTAGCATTGGAATTAATAGTAGTCCAATTGCTATATCTTTAAGTAGATGCATATCCCATACGGCATCTGCCAGTTTTGATATTTCCCAAATAATGATATATACTGTGTGTCGTGTGCATTTATTGGTTGATGCACCTTTTACACTTTGCCTTCCTGATAGAACAGGAAGGCGTTTTTTTATTGCTTCCATTAACTTTCCTTTCTAATAAGTTGCTAAATCAAAATCTTCACTTCTTATTTTTTCTAATTCTTCTTCTATATTTTTTCCGGAATATTCAGCTAAGCGATTTGCTGATATGTTGTATGTGTATTCCTTCGAGCCCGGCATCATCATTGCTACTCCAATATCAAGGATCTGCCTTTGCATTGCAATTCTTACGAATTGGGGTGATGCTCCTATGATAATCGCAGCTTCATTGACCGATATTGAATGTTTATTTTTTTTCATTCTCCTTCTCCTCTTTATTAACCTTCATAGCCATCCCTTCACCCAATCCTAACAAGTAGCTTTTGTTGCTTTCTGATAATTTGGGAATTATCAAAGCAAAATTTTCTAATATCTTTTTTTCTTTTTCTTGCATCATGTCTTTTTTTCTCCTTTCGCGTGTCGTTTTTTGTTGTTTCTGTGGCTATTATATGTCATTCAAACAGCATTGTCAACACTATTTTTGTTGTTTTTATGTCGTTTTGTTGTTTACGTGACTTTTTTTATTGACTTTTTCCCTTTTTAGATGTATTATTAATTCATAAATATTTGAAAGGTGGTGAATTTAAAATGAATGAACGTTTGAAGCAGTTAAGAAAATTTTTAGGAATGACTCAGCAAAAATTTGCTGATAAACTCGGTGTTAAGCGTAACACTGTTGGTCAGTGGGAATGTGGAATTAACGCATTAACGGATCAGGTGATTACTTCAATTTGTAGAGAATGGAACGTAAGTGAAGATTGGTTAAGAGATGGTAAAGGTGACATGTTCCTTCCTGTTGACAGGAACACAGACTTAGCAAGATTAACGAAGCAGCTTCTTGATGAAGAAAGTGATTCCTTTAAAAATCGCTTCATATCAATGCTATCTAACTTAACTGTTGAAGAATGGGAATTCTTAGAGAGAAAGGCTAGAGAGCTATGCGGGCTATCTGATGATGATGATAAAAAAGCCGGAGAAGATTAATACTTCTCCAGCTTCTTGTTAAATCTTATTGAAATAATTCACACAGTAGCGTATATATGTATTTAAGTTTTTTTAAATGCTTATCTTCATCTACTGTTTTGATTTTTTCAATGATTTTTTCCTTCATTGTCATTTGTATTTAACCCCCTTTTCGTTTGATATTGAAATTATATCAGACAAAAGGTTCAATTCTTTCGTAAATTTATATTTTTTTTATATTTTTTTGAAATGTCCATAATCTTGGACAAAAACAAGGAATTTGATGGAATTTTTAGATTTAACTTTTTATTCTTTAAATAAATCAATAATGCGACAGTCTAGAGCTGATGCGATTGCTTCTAATTGTTCAAGAGTTGGCGATGTTTTTTCATTCTCGATGTTGTTTATCGTTGATTTAGACAGCCCACTTTTGTCAGCTAGTTTTCTGCATGAGTAGCCCTTTTTTGTTCGCATTTGCCAAATCAGTAATTCCATCTACTCACCTTATATATTTTTTATTTTTATTATACATTAATTTTTCAGATTTTTATTTGGAAAATTTAACTAAAAGGAGGATTTTATGAAAAAAATAAAAAACAATAAGAAACTAGTGATTGGTCTACTAATATTCTTCTTTATTGTGGTTCCGATTTTAAGCTCACTTTTTTCTGAAGATTCTGATACTTCGAGCAAGACTGCTTCTGAAAGCACTACACAAGTCAAGAAAGAAAAGGCAACAAAATCAGACAATACAAAAGTCGCATCAGGGTCCTATGATATTGATAATGTTAACATTATTTTTTCTGATAGTGTCCGAAATGATGTTACAGGAAATTGGCGACTTGCTAAGACATCTGATAGCGTAGATATTAATGACTACGTTATTGACTACTACAAAAAAATGTTCAGTTCAGATGATGAAATTCACGCAATTATCGACTTTTCATTAAAAACAACCACAAAAGTATCCGTGATCACAGAGGATTCACTTTCAGTCACTACTTTTGAATATGTAAAAGGCGAAGAACACGACGCCAATGCGCTATTCTCCGGTATGGTCTTATCTGATGAAATCGTAAATATTAGCACTGGAGAAGTTGAAGAAATTCAATAAATGTATAAATTTATAAATTAGACAAATAGTCAAAAAAAGAGCCGGCAATGCAAGAACCGGCTCGCAAGTGATAAATATACCACTTCTGAAAGCATTTATATATTATCACATTTTTGACACCTTTACAATGTCTAGGTGTCTTTTTTATACCCAATTTTAATTTTTTAAGAAAGGATGTGTTATTTATGCGTTTGCCGAATGGATTTGGAAGCGTTTATAAGCTATCTGGGAACAGAAGGAAGCCTTGGGCTGCGAGAAAAACTACAGGATGGACATTTGATGAAGAGAAGCAAAAATCTTATCCGGTTTATGAGTTTATCGGATATTATGAGACACGAAAAGAAGCAATGATTGCACTTGTTGAATACAATAAAGACCCTTATGATTTGCACCATAACACTATCACATTTGCTGAAGTATTTGAAAAGTGGTCTGAGCTACATTTTCCAAAAGTATCTGAATCTAATATTAAAGGATATAAAGCGTCATTCAGAACATGTGCAAAATTACATGATATGAAATTTGTGGAGATCAAACTTGACCATTTGCAACAGGTTGTTGATGAATCCGGAAAAAACACACCAACGTTAAAAAAAATGAAAATCATGTTCGGTCTGATGTATGACTATGCTGTGATGCATGAAATTGTCACAGCAGACAAAAGGGATATGGTCAGATATGTTGATATCACTAAAGCCGGAAATCCTAATGCATATAATAGAAAGCCATTTAGTCGTAAGCAAGTCGATATGGTATGGAAAGTTAAAGATTCTAACACATATTATTCCGTGGTCCTGATGCTTATTTATACAGGTGTCAGAATCAGTGAACTGCTTGACTTAAAAAAAGAAGATGTTCATCTTGATGAAAGATGGTTCTACGTTCGAGAATCAAAGACAGAATCAGGAATCAGAGAGGTTCCAATAGCTGAAAAGGTTGTTCAATTTTTTCAATATTGGATTAATAGGGATTGTGAATATCTTATTTGCACTCCTGATGACAAGCATTTCTTGTATAGAAATTACTATGACAGTTATTGGACACCCTTGATGGAGCAGTTGAAGCTCCAACATAGACCACACGACACAAGGCATACGTGTGTATCTCTTCTGACTGAAGCAGGTGTTGATGAACGAATCATCAAAAAGATTGTTGGCCACAAAGGGCAAGGTGTAACTGAGACAGTATATACACACATCGAGCTTCCGTTTAAACTTGAAGCGATAAACAAAATATAG